ATTGATTAACATACTAATGATTATGCGAAAATCCTTAAAAAAAACGCAACAAAATCAACAACTTAAACAATAGGAAAACCTGATGAAACTTATTATATGCACAGTGTACGACAGAGCCTCAGAAACTTACGGACGACCAATGTTCGTTCCGGCGATCGGCTCAGCTATCCGTTCTTTCACTGACGAAGTCAACCGCAACCATGCTGACAATCAGCTATTCAATCACCCCGATGATTTCGACTTATATGAGCTTGGCGAATATGACGACCAAACATCACGAATTACAACTCTTGATTTACCTAAAGTTCTCATTCTAGGAAAACAAGCAAAAAACCCACTTTAAAACTAACCGACTTACTGGCTTGCCAGTAGGTCGGAACTCCAAGAGGAACTTATGCACCGCAATCGCTCAGTAGATACCCACAAATTCTCAATGATTCCTCGAGCAGATATTCCACGCTCGAAATTCGTTGCACAGAAAACTCACAAAACCACATTCGATTCGGGCAACCTCGTCCCTATCTACGTCGACGAAGTACTACCCGGCGACACAGTAAACCTACGCAGCACCCTCTTCGCTCGTATGGCTACCCCACTCTATCCGATTATGGATAACTTGCACATGGATACCTTTTTCTTCTTTGTTCCTAACCGCTTGGTATGGGACAACTGGCAAAAGTTCATGGGCGAACAAAGCAAACCGGGCGACAGCACGGATTATCTAATCCCTACTATCTCCTCACCAGTGGGCGGTTACGCTCCACTATCAATTAACGACTACATGGGCTTACCAACAGTCGGACAAGTCGATGCAGCTGCAAGCATCGAACACTCTGCTCTATGGCATAGAGCCTACAACCTCATCTGGAACGAATGGTTCAGAGATCAAAACTTACAAGACCCCGCTCCGTTTTCTACGGACGATGGTCCCGACGAACCAACAGATTACAAACTATTACGACGTGGCAAACGTCACGACTATTTCACGTCTGCCCTTCCATGGCCACAGAAAGGCGAAAGCGTTTCTTTGCCATTGGGAACTACTGCTCCAGTATCAATCACTGCCGATGGTTCATTCACTATGACCAACGGCTCAATCTCTAAAGCTATGTTCGGACCGGGGTCCGATTACCGTTTCGGCTCTGCTAATGAAACAGGAGCACCGGGAACACCCGCAACACCATTTAACTGGCCTGACTCTAAAACAGTAGGCTATTCATCTGGATTAGAAGGTATGGCAGATTTAAGCGAAGCTACGGCTGCAACAATCAATCAGTTGCGCCAAGCCTTCCAAATCCAAAAACTACTTGAAAGGGACGCACGTGGTGGTACACGCTATACAGAAATTATTCGTTCACATTTCGGTGTCACTTCTCCTGACGCTCGCTTACAACGTCCTGAATATCTTGGCGGCGGCAGCACCTCTATCAACATCAACCCAATTGCTCAGACATCGAGCTCTACTGTTACTGAATCAACAACACCCCTCGGCACTTTGGCTGCTATGGGTACAGCCTTGGCTACTGGTCATGGCTTTACTCAATCATTTACTGAGCACGGAGTTCTTATTGGCTTGGTTGCAGTCCGTGCGGATCTAACCTACCAACAAGGTCTTCACAAAATGTGGAGCCGTCAAACACGTTACGACTTCTATTTCCCGGCTTTCGCTCACTTAGGCGAGCAAGCCATTCTAAATAAGGAAATCTATGCAACAGGCACAGCAACTGACGAAGGTGTATTCGGCTATCAAGAAAGATGGGCGGAATACCGTCATAAGCCTTCTCAAATCAGTGGCTTATTTAAATCTACTACTGCTGGCACTCTCGATGGTTGGCACTTGGCTCAAAATTTTGTAAGCCTACCAACACTAAACAACACCTTCATCGAAGACCGTCCACCGATGGAACGTGTTCTCGCCGTAGGTTCAGCAGCACAAGGACAAGAGTTCATCTTCGACGCTTTCTTCGACGTGAAGATGGCACGACCGATGCCGATGTATTCCGTTCCTGGCTTGATTGATCACTTCTAATCATGTTCCAGGGAATCTTAGACTCCATAACCAGTAGCGCAGCGAAGTTAGCTCCGCTCGCTACTTTCATCAATCCCGGTGTAGGTGCTGCCATGGGAGCCGTTGGCTCCTATCTTGGCACACAATCTGCAAATAAAGCCAACCAGCAGATGGTTCAAAACCAAATGGACTTTCAGAAGAACCTTTCTGATACGTCCTATCAAAGAGGAGTAGCCGACCTTAAAAAAGCCGGCTTAAATCCTATGCTCGCTTATACCCAAGGCGGAGCATCAACTCCTCAGGGAGCTACGGCGACCATGGAAAACGCACTAGGCAACGCAACTAACTCAGCGTTCCAAAGTGCAATGACTGCATCGCAAGTCAGAAACAACCAAGCTAACCTGCAACTAACAGGCGCTCAAATTGACAACACTGAAGCGGACGCTGCTTACAAAAGGCAGCTAACAACTTCAGAAATCCTGAAGTCACCCGCTTACAAACTGCAAGACAAGGCGATGTTGAGCCAAATGGCTCTCAACGACAACATCATGCAATACAACTCTGCCAAAACCATATCTGAAAACGTCGGAGCTCCTTATGGATTCATGGGCTCCGGACAAGCTGTTCGCCTAGGAACTCATTTAGGCAACTCAGCTAAGAACTGGTACGACAAAGAAGGCAGAGATAAAGCAAACAAATTCATCAACGATCATAAGGACAGACGAAATGGCTACAAATAAATCAACTAAGGACTTGCCTGCGGCACCATTATTTATCCGCACCCAATTCAACTACGACCACAACGCTGCGTCAAATGCGTCCGGGTTGAGCTGTCAGGAGCCAACTCGGGCGCAGCAGCACCACAAAGAAGAATGCGACATCAACGAAATACTTCGTCGCTTCGGTAAAACCGGGCAAATGCCCGTAAACACGTCAGAAGCCCTCTTCCCGGACTTTACTGACGCAGTGGACTACCACACTGCCCTAAATCAAATTATCGCCTCTGAGCGCGAATTTGACCTATTGCCGTCGAATCTACGCAAACGCTTCGATAACGACCCGGCAAAACTTGTCTACTTCATGCAAGACAAGAAAAACCATGCCGAAGCCGTAGAACTCGGCTTGATCAACGCTCCTAAAACGGAGCCAAAAACAGCTCCAACGGAGCAAAACGTTACCCCTGAATAAGGGGTGTACCAATTACCTACTTGATGTAATTGGTACAGGTGGTGAATAAACCACCTAACTAACCACAAACAACAAACTAAACAGGGGTTTAAAAAATGTACAGAAAAAGAGTCTCAAAATCCAAATCAGCACGTAGCTTCCGCAAAAACGTTGGTAAGACGAAGTCACCCAACGTCAGAAATACCCCAATGCGTGGCGGGTACCGCCTCTAATCAAAAAACAGAGACCTGACCTATGCCCTGTTTCAATCCTATGCCGGCGTTTCGGAACGTCGACGGCACCGTCGTCTTTACCGATAGGAAAAGCGACGTATCACACGACCTGACACTTGCCTGTGGGCAATGTGTCGGCTGTCGCCTAGAGAAATCTAGACAATGGGCTGTGCGATGTATGCACGAAGCCCAAATGCACGAGGAAAACTGCTTCCTCACGCTAACCTACAACGATGAAAACCTACCCGAAGACAACAGCCTGAACTATGACCACTTCCAAGACTTTATTAGAAAACTTCGTGACCACTTCAGGTGGCACCACGGAAAAACCGGAATACGCTTTTATATGGCTGGGGAATACGGAGAACAATTTGGTCGACCTCATTACCATGCCTGTATTTTCGGAATTAATTTTTCGGATAGAAAATATCACGGAAAATCACCTTCAGGTGCTAACCTTTATGTGTCCAAAGAGCTTGAAAGCCTATGGGACTATGGTTATTCATCAATCGGCGATGTCAACTTCGACTCAGCCGCCTATGTAGCTCGCTACATCATGAAAAAACAAACCGGTCATCAAAGAGATGAACACGGTTACTCCCCCCAAGATCACTACACATGGTGCGACTTATCATCAGGCGAAGTTCATCAACGTAAGCCTGAATTCAACAAAATGAGCCTAAAGCCGGGAATCGGCGCCAAATGGCTCGAAAAATACTTACCTGACGTATACCCTAACGACTTCATTGAAATTAAAGGAAAAAAATCAAATCCACCAAAATACTATGACAAAATCTACAAAAAACTTGCACCTTTCGAATTCGATGAATTACACTATCAACGTCACCTCAAAACACTAGAGAAAGACAAACATGAGTACACACCGGAAAGACTAGCTGCAAAAGAGCAAGTACAACTG